CTTTGAAGACTTTTTCATCTCTGTAAAAACTCCATCAATACGAGGGAACCTCAATATGCGTTCCGTAACTTCGTCTTGTGTCTCACCTGTAAGAGAATCCTGAAAGATCGCACGTGCAGCTATAACAGGGTAGTCGCACAAGTCATTAACCACTACATTCATTTTCAATTCGTATCCAGCCCGTAAAGGATTTCCGAAACCTCCCATAGTGTAATCGAAATACGTACTCGCATCTTCTGGGATCAATGACTTTATATCCTTCCAGAAGTTAACTTGCGATCCGAAATACACAGCAGAAAATTGATTTACATTATACATCCTCTCCTCCTGAGTAACCAATTATAGCTTCCTCGAGTTTCGCCCTCAATCGCGTATTAAACTCTTCCAACTTCCCAGCATCACGCAATTTCGCTAGCATTTCGCTCTCTTTAAAAGTCAAATCGTCATAATCAACCCAACCTCCACCCTTCTTCGTTGCTAAACCTAAAGATAAAGCAGCTTGAGCGTACGTCTTTCCGATATCAATACCTGTTTTGAATAAAACGTCTAACCTAACCACTTTCAAAGGCGGTGCAAGCTTATTCTTGACAACTTTTATTTCACTCGTAATACCTCTAGGATCTTTATCGCCTATTGTCCCAACGCGTGATACTTTTAACACGATACTACTGTGGAACATGATCGGATTGTCGCCAATCATCGTATCACTATCGCCCCAAGCGATATCAGTACGTTCTTTCGTCTGATTAACGAAAATAAGCGCTATGCGTTGATCAGCTATTTTGTGGACAATTCTACGCATCGCAAGACTAAGAATTTTTGCGTGTGAACCCCATGATTGACCATCGCCGAACTTCGTAGCAGTTTCAGCTTCAGTCGGTAAACCCGCGACAGAATCAATCGCGATCACGACCGGAATACTGGGATCATCATTTCGGATAACATCAATCGACTTATCGATTTGATTAAACGTATCTTCCAAACTATTAGGTTGCAAAACAATTGTGGTATCCATATTCATTCCAATTTCTTTAGAACGTTGTGGATCATACGCATATTCAGAATCGATAAGTATCGATAAACCACCCACGCTCTGACACGATGCCAACAATTGACACACAAGTGTGGACTTACCCGTCGCTGGCTTTCCGCGAATAGTTGTAACTCTTCCGCAAGGGATACCGGGAGTACCTAACGCAATATCCAATGAAGGTACTCCCGTAGGAATCCATTGCTTGACGTACAAACCTAACGTTGGATCGCTTAACAACGACGAATTGTCCAAAGTTTTTGTTAACTTCGAAATCAAATCGTCACGACTCATTATTGACCCATTTTCTGCTTAATACGTGCAGCTAAATCATTCGCAGCTTGAGGCTTACCCGTTGAAGGATTACACTGAGATGCGAATGCGCAACCCGCACACGTACGAGCATCATACATTTTACCAAAGCATTTCGGAGCGTCGACCGGGATGTCTTCGGCTTCCACATCTTCCGCTTCTTCTTCTACTACAGGTGTTACAACCTTCGGTTGAGCTTTAGGAGCTACAGGTTGAGCTTTAGGAGCTGTCGGTACCACGACGATTCCCGACAAAGCGTTTGCAATAGCTTCTTCATCTGCAGGTTTCGAGAATTCATCAAGGTCGTGAAGTTGCGATAACCAATCGGGATCTGCAATTGGCGACGGATTCTTTTTAGGTCGTACTGTGTACTGTGTTTGGAAACCAGTACCTGAACGCTGAATCGAAATGTCGTATCCCGTTTCGGGATCTGTTAAATCACCCCATTCAGGATCCGCGAAGTAAGAAAGGACATCACGGAAGATCTTCGGACCTGTTGACATTATCTGAACGCCGATAGCAGGATCGTCAAGGTCTACAATATTATACAGAACCCTTAACTGAACCCTCATATCCTCAGCTAACTTGACATCGTCTTTGCTACTCGACTGTAGCAACTTCGTGACAGTGTCGCAAACCACACAAGACCCATGACCCAATCTGGCATTACAAACAAACATTTTGTTTTGAGGTCCTACACTAAAGTGAGAAGGTACTTCTTTATAGAAAACACCTTCATCATTCCACGGAGGTAGAATCCTTACATTATTCATACCTTCCTTCGGTGTCCAAAACTGACCCGAATTGAGCTGCGCGTACCTCGCAGCAATTTTATTAAAATCGACTTTTCCTGGCATTATTTCCCTCCTTTTAATTCGACGCGGGAATAAGACTTCCCGCAATTTCCATCATTTTTCCACGTTCTGCATAAGGAAGAGCTTGCGCAATACGTGTAATAGAATCGAAAGCTTTAAAAGCATTAACTTCAGTTTGGACTGAACCATCCGTACGAGCCTGAGCGATATAAAGCTTCCGCTCATCTCCTGTAACTTTCAAAATATCATCAGCGTATTCGCCTTTCTTTACTACGCTGATAACCTTCGACCACGCCGAATAGAACATTTTAGCGTCCAAATTCACTTCAGAAAGGTACGTAATATTTCTAGCGAGACTATCGCTACGTTCCATTAACGCCCTCACTTTAGTCATAAATTCCTCTACGGGATTCGGAACGAATTGTTGCCACTTAGCTTCTCCCCAGTCTCGGCCCGCAACCGCACCGTTAGAACAAACCAACTGGAAAGTCATTAACCTTGCGTTTGGTAAACCTCCACCGGTGTTCGACGCATTAAGTACTACTCCCACTTCGACGACATCCCCTACATTTGGTTCCGCCTTAACTGACGCAGATGTAGTCGCAACCCTCATTCCTCTATCAGATAAATGAGCTAACGCTACTCTATCTAACGTGACTAAGTTGTCAAGCAAATGATCCAACGGGGGTGAGGATTGCGTAGGTTTCGTAACGCTAATTAAGTTCCCATCTCTCACACACAAAGTTACACCCTTCGATTCAACTTCTCTCAAACGGCTTTCGACAACAGCAAGCAAATCCGAAGGGATTCTTAATCCGAACTCCGCTGGTATTCTCAACGTCTGTAATAGCCGCGTCATACCATACTTTGTCGGAACGAAAGAACTACCGTTTTTGTGAATTCTATAATCTTCCGTTATAGAAATGTCACGTAAGTCGCAAGTCAAAGTTTCAAAAAGATATTCTCCTCTTACAGCTCGTTTCAATTCATCGATAGTTCCGAAACTGGCGTCATATTCTGGCGCCCACTCGGCATTTGTAGTTGCCATTTTTTCCTCCAAATATTTTTTTCACCTATTTTTTTTAACGTTACATAAATCACACCTCCCACGGAATCACAATTTTCTTATATATAATTATACAGTTATCTCACGAAGCCCGATACGGTTTTATCTTTTAGAATCTTCGATGACGAAGACCATTGCCTCTCTTCTCTGACGAGAGAAACGAGACTGACTAACATATCCCGTCGTTGCTGAAAAGCGTCTTTTGCGACGCGAGCTAAATTGACGTTCTTTTGAGCTTCATTTATCAAATCTTGGAATTCTATCCACTCGGGGCAACTTTTTAACTGCGCGTCCATAATCTTCTCAGTTATACGCGTACCCGAAGCTGCCGCCCTATATCGGATCCCTTCAGTTAGTTCTGCCTCAAGTTTCTGGCCTTGAGTTTTTAACTGCTGATGATAGTGAGCGGCATATTCGTAGATAGCACAATACCAAGCGTAATGAGAAGGTTGTTCAACAAGCTCTTCATCTATATTATTCACGTCTATCTTCAACGCCGATTCCAAATTGATAGGGATTTTTCTATCGCCTAAAACAATGTTAAAAGAAAGTTCAGGTTTAGTCGTAGCCATATTTTACCTCCAAACCTTCTGGATCACCCCAGCATTCACCGACACAAACTTTTACAGGAATTTCCAACCCCATAATTTCTACGGGTGTCCTTAAAAGGATTTCAATTATCATTGGCATCACCTCATCCAGTTCATCTAAATACACTTCGAAATACCAAGCATCGTGAAGAGTCGCGACAACTTTCGTTTTATACCTCTTAGCTTTTAAAGCTTTATGAACAGCTATTAACGTATAGTGATGTAAATCAGCACTAGCACCTTGACATATCGAAGCAATACACGAACGTTCCATATCAGCACACACACCTTGATTACGTGCTGTTATCGGATCAAGTAAACCCGGTACCCTGCGTCTTCTACCTGTAGGAAATTCAACCCAACCATATTTGCGAGCGTGAGCCTTCACCCAAGCATGATACTCCGCTAACTTTGAATACTTCTTAAGATAATTATCAAAAGCTGTACGCGCCATCTCGGGTGACAATCCGAATTGAGCTGCAATACTATCAGGTCCGCGACCATAATTAATACCAAAGTCAAAGAACTTCGCAAGATAACGTTGCTCATCTGTAACCTCTGAAACATTTACACTAAACAACGACGCTGCAGATTCTTTATGGATATCTCGGCGTTCCCTAAACGCTTTCAACATTTCAGGGTCTTGCGAAACGTAAGCCATCATTCTCATTTCCGTAATAGATTCATCAATTTCGACAAATACAGCTCCTGGCGGAGCAACGAATAATTCACGCACGGGACCCTCACGTGGTATTGACTGGAAATTGGGCTCGACAGTCGACACCCTACCGTGTTTCGCACCTGTAATAAGATACCGAGGGTGGATCCTGCTTGCTGCGTCAACTTTCAAAGTGCTGTTTACTGAATCACCGAAATAAGTATTCAATAATTTATATAATTTCCTTAATTCCAACAACAATTTCGGAAAAGGATGTTCGTCTGACAATGACTTAAGAGTTTCTTCATCTGTACTGTAATGACCAGAATCTGTTTTATACAACGGGCGGAGTTTCAACTCTTGGAACAAAATCTTTTCGACTTGACCAGTTGCCTTAGGATTGAATTCGTAACCCACCAATGCGAATATCTCGCGTTCCTTGCGCTCAATCTCTTCTTCATACTGCTTCCTGATCCTTTTACCTTTCTCCAAATCGACCATTATTCCTGTATTCTCAATATCGTATATTACGTCTGCTAACGGCATCGTTAAAGAATAAAACAATTTTTGCAAGCGTGGATACTTCGCCATTTCTTGCTGTTCCCACTGAAAAATCAAATCGTTTACGAAAACATCATCCGCGTTATAATCCCACAATATTTCTGAAGGTATCGCACTGTATTTCGTTGCTTTCGATTTGACAAACTCTTTAACGTGGTGTTTGTGTTGGGGGTAAGTAGTCACGACAGATTGAATAAGCTCCATCGAATGACCCATATTCTCATCCAACAAATGATGGGCCAACATAGTATCGTAAGTTATGTTGTTAAGAGGTAAACCGTTATGTTCCAACATACGTCTATCGTAATCAGCTATATTGTGTCCGACCTTTGCCGTTTGATTTCCCAAAATCTCCCTTAAGTATGCGTAAGCGTAAGATTGGTTTTCTCCCCAGAAAGGTTCTAACGTTTCATTTACCGTCCAAGGTATAACGTATGAAGTATCGCCGCATCTTATACCAACACACAACAATTTATCATTATCGGGATCGAAACCTTCGCACTCAACATCAACAATCAAATAATCGGCAACAGCCGCTTCATTCCTCAAACGCTCCAAATCCGAAAGGCGGGTAATAATGAATTTGTTATTCTTCGGTATTTCGAGTTTCCCTCTAAAAACTTTATACGCAAATTGAAAATCACGTTTCAGCAAAGCTACATCTTCCCATCGCCTTAAAGTAGCTGCTGGATGTAGTGTCGGAACAACAACATATTCTCGACCGTTGTGTTCCCAAATAAATACGTTGCCTCTCACACTTGTTACTGATGACTTCAAGAAGGCTCTCGTTGCAACGCTGCCCAAAAGAATAATCAATTTAGGTTGGACGTTTTCAATTTCGCGTAAAAGCCCTTGAACACAAACATCTACCTCTTCCACGCGAGGATCTCTGCCCGCCGGAGGATAGCAACAACACATATTTGTAATATAAATCTCCTTCCGCTTAAATCCCGCAAGATTTAGCATTTGGTTTAAACGTTCGCCCGAAGGACCTACAAAAGGTCGACCGAAACGTGCTTCTTCATATCCCGGAGCCTGACCGATTATCATAATATCGGCAGGTACAGGACCTTCACCTTGGACAACTTTTCCGCGTCCAGGATTGTCAGCAAGAGGACACAAATTACAATCTTTACTTCTTATTTCCATTTTTCTTCCTTGTTTTCGCACACAACTCAGCTAACCGTCTGACGTTCTCAATTGCCATAAGTCTAATCTCGTCTGAAAAGGGTTTTGTCAAATCAAGAGGTTGTTTAGGCGGACGGACAGTCGCTTCCGTTAACAATTTCCCTTGACGGGCACAATGTATAGGCAAGCGAGTATCGACATATGCTACACCGTAATTAGCGTAAGTCCATAACGTCGCTACAACATCTAACGTCATTAAATGATATTTTACGTTAGGAGAATGCAACCTCCTAGACCTTAATGTCTTAAAAAGTTTTACGCGTTCTTCTTCCCTTTCGATTTGTGGTAGCAAAGGTGTAAGCGGAAACGAGATAAAACGATAACCCAACAAAACTAAAGCGGTATAACATTCGATTCTTTCATCATTCGTTTGTCCCTGCACGACTCCCACAGGTGTACAAAACGAAACATCTTGTATGAATTCTTCAGCGTTTGCGACTGTACGTCTACAATCGTCTAAAATATCGGGTGAGACAATGTGTGTCGCACCTATTTCCTTCCCCAATTTTATCAATTGGCCTTGAGATAGTGGGTGAGAAAGTTCCCACACACTATTATCTAGAAATACCATCCGACCCATTGCCGCTCTATCTTTAAAATACTGTTTATAACTTTTATCCTCACAAAGATGTGCAAGACAAAAATCGAAATCAACGACATCTTCGAAATTCTTTAATTCAGGAATTGGTACTTCGACTGCTAACTGCATCTGACTCCTCCACTGTTTGATACATCTCAACCAAAACCAACAATAACTGAGCGATTGTTTTTCGCGAGGCGAAGAAGACACACTCTTCAGATTCGCCGTCGAAGCAACATTCACCAGTTGCTAAACATATCCCTTTACTTTTTATACATTTTTTCATATCCCATAACTCCTAATACTTCTTCTTTAACGATAGCTGTAGGTCTGTACCTCCGACCTTCAATGAGAATGTCCTTTACAAACTTTTGACTTTTCGGACTTAACTGTGGTAAAAAATGCACAAGGAAGTCATCCACACATTCTTTTTCTTCAACCTGTGGATCGATTTCCTCAACGAGTGGTACCGTCTTGCCCCACCTACGCGCTTCCTTCTCCAACAGACTAATCATATCGTTTCTAACAACGAACGTCAAATACGTCGAAAACTTACATTTCTTCGAATCGTCGTAAGTACGATACGCTCTTATAAACGCTACACTAGCAACTTGAAAAGCATCATCATACTCGACAGATTTACAGCGCGTAATTAATTGTTGGACTTGCCAATGGAGTATCCCCTGGTGTTGTTGGAACTCTTCATCAATAGACTTTAACATCAATCAACCTCTAAAATATATTTTTTTATTTTATAATAAAATTATATAATAATATATTTTATTTTACAAGGTGTTCCTACGCGCCACTAGGTAGAACCCTACCAAACAACTTCGAGATAACGTAAGTTTTCATCGTAGCACTCTTAGCGCGGTATATATACTCCCAAACCTCCTCTCTAGCCAAATCTGCCGGATCCTTATCTTTAGGTAGTTCCGTAACCCTCACATCATTAAAAAACTGTGTAAGGAAGAAACTAATTTTATACGCTTTTTCAATTGCGTCTTCATCCCAACAAAAATACAAAGTCTTAATAGGTAACTTGCAAAGTTTGAGAACTTGATGTACCGTCAAACTCGTACCGAATGTCGCGACAGCTGAAGATGCTCCAACTCTCCAACTATCAAATATCCCTTCCGTCAAAACAACCGTATCACCATTCAAGCAATCTTGGTTATATAAATACGACCGATGAAGGACACCTCCTGGATTCTTGAACTTTGTTGTAGCAGTACCTGTATAATCCCTACCGACAAACGACACTATTTTTTGTTCGTACCAAACTGGTATTATCAAACGCCCATAAAAAGAACCTCGCGAGCAATAACCTACACCAAACATTTCGGCTTCTTTTTCCGAAAATCTACGCGAGACGAAATACGTCCAAGGCGGACCTGCATACTTATCAAGTTTTGTATATTCTGGTGGTAAGGCTATTTGGGTTTGTTTCTTAGGCGATTGAACTGAACCAATAAACGTAGCCGATGGAGCCTGATCGAGCAATTTTTCAACCCTACCTTTAGCTTCACAAACCCAACAATGATACAAACCTAATTTAGGGTTTATCCACAAATTCCTTTTTACATCTCCACACATAGGACAATTCGCCCAAATCTCATCACCGTGGACTTCGGCATCTTCGAATCTCTCTGCAATTTCTTCATACATTTTCATATTCATTATCGTTAACCCCTCTGCGAGAGATAGAACAACCTACTCTCTTTTCGTAATCCGATATACGAGCAGCTGAATGAGCTTT